AAAGCAGGAGGAATGGCGGATTTTGATCAAGGGGTTTTTCGCGCCGGATGGGAATTTCTCGCCTCCCGCCTCCGCACCATCCCCGCCGACCGAGAGCTGGGAGGGGTAGTGGTGCCGGAAATCACGCCGGAGGACATCGACGTCGGCTGGAACGTCCATGTCGACAAGAACCCATTTCTCGGCTTGGCAGATGGCGACAATGACATGGACTGGATCGTGGAAACGTTCGCCGCAGGAGCCCGCCACGCGGAAGCTCTCCTCGCCTCCCGCCTCCGCACCATCCCCGCCGACCGAGAGCTGGGGGAGGGGGCGGTGAAGTGCGATGAAATCGAGCTGCTTCGCCTTTTGCGAGATCGAGCCGCAGACACGGCGCCAGCGGGCGAGCTGCGAATGATCGCACGCGACGCCCTCCGCGCCCAACCCGCCGAGGAGCCCACGCCATGACCCACGACGACCGCTTCCCCTTCGCCCCCGCCTGCACCGTGCTCGCGTTTGCCGCGCTGGCCCTCGCCGTCTGGTGGGGTGCGAGGTGAGCCGCGCCGACAAGACGCTCGTTTGCGTGGTCAGTAGTGGCCCGTTCGAGATGTTCGAGGCAGGCATCAAGGGTGCCGAATACCGAAAAGATTCCAACCACTGGTGCCGACAGATCCTGACGCAAAAAGGCTGGGAGGCCTTGCGGACGGGGAAGCCAGAGGAAGAGCTTTTTTCCAGCGGCTGGCCAGAGCTGTTCCAAGATCTGCGATGGATCCGCGTTCTACTTGGGTTCCAGCCTGGGAGGCCAATCCTTGAGATGCCAATCACGAAGATCGATTGGGGCATTCCGAATCCTGCTTGGACGTGCGGGATCATCGCTCCGTTACCGTGCTTCCGAATTCATGTTGACGTTGACGCCAGGAGGCGCATCCAATGACACGCCCCCAGCTCAACGCCCTCCGCTGGGCCACTGCGGCCACCGTCGCGGCGATCGGCGGCATTCTCGCCGCTGGAGTCCTGGCGGGCGCCGTGGCAGGCTCTGCGGTCCTGCTGGCCCGGTTCGCGTGGCGTCGGGTGCGGGCGTGCTGGCAGGAGGGAATGTAGATGTATCTTGGTAAAAGAATCCTAGCTGGAGAATTTCAGGCCATTGGGGTCAACGCTGTGGATGTTGGTGTCGTGTGCAAGATCTGGGATTCCAGGTTTGCGATTTCATCCTGGAACGACACAGAGTTCCGAATTTTCGCCGTGCGGAAAAACGGAAAATCCTACCTGTTCAAGCTGACGATAAGCGCCGACCAGGCGCGCGAGATCATTTCTCGTCTCAATCTCGCGCGGATCCAGTCGCCATTTGCGAGCGGCGCGACGTATCGCATGGGCGCACCGTAACCGCTTGCCATCCGGAGGGCGATCGCGTAAATTGGTGGAACGACGCCAGACGAACGACCTGGCGCCGAGAAGAGTTCAACGGTCTACGGGCCGCTCCCCTGTCCCAGAGATGGGCGCCGCAAGGCGGGTCGTTCGCGGGGGAGCGGTCCAGCTTGGAAGCTCATGGACTGGCTCAACATTCACCGCACGACGCTAGGGTCCGGCCAATTCCTCGGCTGCGAGCCTGTGCAGCGGGCGACGTGGCTTTGTCTCCTGGCCTACTGCGCCGACCAGGAGAACGGCGGGCGCATCGAAGGCGCGGAATCATGGGGCGATCGAAAGTGGCAACAGATCGCTCGCGTGACATATTCCGAGGTGCACGACGATTGCCCGCTCTGGTCCTGGGATGGCGCCGATCTTGTGGTCTGGGCATACCCTGCCGAAAAAGAGGCGGAAGTCCGGCGCAATCGGGAGAATGGTGGGCGGGGAGGAAGGCCACGAAAACCGGAACAAAACCACCTGGTTATTTCTGGGTTAACCCACTCCGAAACCGAAACCGAACCACCCGCCCCCATTTCCGCTGAAACGGAAAAGGAAAGGAATAGGAAAGGGAATAGGAAAGGAAAGGAAGAACAACAGGCGCGACGCGCCGGGTTCTCCCCCGACCAGTTCGACCGCCTGATCCCCGCGCAGCTCGCCGACCAACCCGCCTTCGTGGACGCTTGGCACGACTGGACGGCATCGCGGCACGAACGGCGCAAGCCGATCTCGGAGCGGGCGGCACAGCTCCAGCTCGCGACGCTGGCAGGACTTGGTGGGGCGGTTGCCGCGGTCGCCTCGATCCGGCAATCGATCGCGAACGACTGGCAGGGGCTGTTTGCGCCGAAGGATGCTGCGCCATCCTCTGCGCCTACGCCCCCGACGATCGCCGAATGGATGCAGGAAGGCGAATCCGTGGCCATGAGCAACCCGACGCGGGTCACCAGGGCGAACTGGCCGAAAGATCTCTGTCAGGCGGCGTTCTACCAGTGCGCCGCGAACGACTGGCGCGGGATCACGAACTGGCGCGAGAAGCTGCGGGCCGAATGCCTTCGATGGGTCGGAAACGAAAACGGGAGGTCTAGATGACCGCTATGATAGGCGAGATTGGCGCAGCGGTGCCCAAGGAGCCCGCGGAAGGCGTCCGGGTATGGCGAATTACTCACAAGTGCCCCGCGTGCCTGAATTCGTGGTCCTATGACATCCTGGAGGCATCGGCGCCAGCGATCCCGAGTGATGTTCAGCTCGGGCCGTGGATGCTCTGCGGATCGTGCGAGGCGCGGCGGCGCGTCAACTATCGCCAGATCGCGAACGGGAAAACAGAGTGGTGGGCGCCGTTCTGGGGCGACGAGCAGGCCGCGAAGATGTGGGCGAGGATCCGCGAGAATGATGGGACGTTCACGACGATTCGCGAGATTGGGCCGTATTCCGGGCAAAAGCTGGCCGACGAAAAGGAATCTCTCATTAAGATCTTGACGCGGACGCCAATTGGAAATGGATGGTATCGCAATATCGTTTCAATCACGAGCGAGGAATACATGTCAATGAAATGCAAATGGCCGATTCCGAGAAAGCCGAACACGCCGAACGCGACGGGGTGGAAATGATTGGCTATCTATATCACGTTTGTGCGCAATCCGCAAATATTGGCGGCGGCTATACGATTTGCGATGTTTTCGTCACTAGATCAAAATCGTTTAGCCCGGACGCAAAAGATCAGGCGGATTTTCGAGAATGGTTTTCGAAAAAGCATCTTCAAGGCAGAAGCACGGTATTTAACTCAATTACGTATTTGGGTGAAGTGAATGTCGATGAATCAGAATGGGATGACTTATGACCAACCAAAAACCGCCCGTCGACCTCGAGCCGATCGCGTCGGCCGCCGTGCAGATCGCTTTCCTGGCGTTTTGCGCATTCGTCGTCTACATGGTGCTCCGATGACCGCCCCAGCCTGTCCCCACTGCAAAAGCCCTCTCCGAGCCCAGGGCCGCACGGTCGACTACTACGCCTGCGGGACGCGGATCGGTCATTTTGGCGCCACGGTCGCGCAGACAGAGCGATGCAAGTCGATCGAGCGCGCAAAGCGGCTGGACATCCTGGTTCGACAGCTGGCGGCGATCGACAAGCAGCTGGCGAGGATGCCGGACGCAAAAACCGCCGAAATCCTTGTCGCCAAGCGGAGGTATGTGGTCGCGGAGATCGAAAAACTGGAGGCGACACCATGAGCGAGACCACCTGCCCCAACTGCGGGGCGCCCGAACACTGCCGCGGCGCTGGCGTCACGGTCTGGAGGTGCGGAAGCGGTTCCGACGGCATGCGCGGCTGGAATTGCGAGCGCTGGGTTGCGCTGCGGGTTTCGCAACTGCGGAGGATGGAGCGATCCGCGGACCAGCGCGCGGACCAGCTTTTAGACCTCGATGCCGAAGATGATGGATTCTCGCAAGGGTTTTACTGGAGATGGTTCGGGCGTTTCGTGGCATTCCGCGACGCCTGCCGCCGCGAGCTCAACCGACTGCGGGGCCAGGCATGACCCTCGCCGACGACATCAGCCGGTGCCTCGACGACTCTTGCCACCTCCGCGAGACGTGCGCCCGCTGGGTGGAGCGCGACACCGGGCGACCGCGTCAAGCGACGTTCCGGCGGGGTCTGCTGCCCTGCTGCGCACACAAGCCGATCCGGGTGGCGGTGGATCCGGCGCAGGGCGACATGTTTGGGGGTGGGGAATGAAAGCTGAAATTTTGATCGGCGATTGCCTGGACAGGATGCGCGAGCTTCCGCCGGGGATTGCGCAAACTTGCATCACATCGCCGCCATACTTCGGTCTGCGCGACTACGGAGTGGACGGACAGATCGGGCTCGAGGCCACGCCGGAGGAGTTCGTCGCCAAGCTGGTCGAGGTGTTCCGCGAGGTGCGCCGCGTCCTGCGGGATGACGGGACATTGTGGCTGAACCTGGGGGACTCATATGCAACTAGCGACACTTCTGCTTTACTTGCTCGGAAGCTTGTGCTTCCTGGGGGGTACAATCCTGAGTATTTGGACCCATTTCCATTGAGGCAAAAGAATCTGATCGGCATCCCCTGGCGCGTCGCGTTCGCGCTCCAGGCGGACGGCTGGTGCCTGCGCTCCGACATCATCTGGCACAAGCCCAACCCGATGCCGGAGAGCGTGACGGACCGACCAACGAAGGCGCACGAATACCTGTTTCTCCTGGCGAAGTCCGACCGGTACTACTTCGACTCGGATGCGTTCAAGGAGCCCCAAGTCAAGGGCGCGTCAGGCTCCGAGTTCCACACCGGCAAGACGGGCGAGCACCAGCAGGGCCGAGCGAGCACGAAGCCGCGCAAGTCCGGGAACAAGGAGCGATCCTATGGGGGCGGCCCTGGGAAGCGCCCCGACGACCACCTGGGGTCTGGTGTGCCGTGGGAGGACGTGGACGGGATGCGCAACCGCCGCACTGTCTGGACCATCCCCACTCACCCATTCAGAGGGGCGCACTTCGCGACATTCCCCCCTGCCCTGGTAGAGCCGTGCGTTCTGGCGGGGTGCCCCATTGACGGCACAGTGCTAGACCCATTCAGCGGAGCGGGGACGACGGGCGTTGTAGCCCTGCGGAGCCAGCGCAACTACATCGGATGTGAACTGAGCCCAGCATATGCAGCGATTTCGGAGGCAAGGATCCGCGAAGATGCGCCAATGCTTAACGATGTTTCCGTGGTGCATCCATCTTGTGGCCTCGAGCGCGAGATGGAGGACGCAGAATGACCCGCCAGGAGGTCATCAGCGCGCTCGAAGCACTCCGGGTGACCTGCCAGGCGGTCGACGCCCAGCTTGACACCCTAGGCGCTCTGGTAGGCCTGGATGGGCCGCTGGTCGATGCAGTCTGGCGGATGCAGTCGGCGTATGTTGCCGCCGTGGCCCGCGAGGTGGGCGATCCTGGGCCGTGGGTGGAGTGGTGGGTGGTCGAAACGCGATGGGGCGCGAAATGCTCGCCGGAGCTTGGCGGCCGCGCACTGGTCGCGACGGTCGACGGCCGGGAGTACGCGCCGACGACGGCGGAGGAGATGGCGGAGCTGTTGGAGGCGGTGCGGGAAAAGTGAAAAATCTTACGCTACCCACTTGCGTAACGGAAATAGGTAACGTATATTACTGAGAGTCGGGCCGATCAGGGTTCGGCGAAACTGAGCAAACGAGGAAAAACATGGACGCATCACTCACCGCCAAATACGAGACTCGCACGATCAACACGCAGGAGGAATTCGGCGATCTCGTCGAATGCTCTCGCGAAGAAATGCAGGCGTATTGCGAAAGCGAAGGGTGGGATTTCTCGGCATGGAAGCCGATGACTCTCGCCGACTACATGCGCCCAGATAATTTCCCTGGATACCCCGCCGCCTACGAGCGTGCGGTTCGTCGGTTTGCTGACACCGAGGACATCGAAACGCTGCTCGCCGAAGCCTAACCACTGCCCCGCCCGGCACCGCGCCGGGTGTCCTCGCCTGTCGCGGGGACTGATCGCCAGCCGGGCGGGGTCACTTTTTCCGAGGAGCTGAACATGGGATGCGAAGCCGGGGAGTGCGAAATTGCAGCAAGGCCGAAACCGATTCACGGCGAGATTGAGCCGATCTGGAAGCGTCTTGGGTTGCTGGAGTTTCCTCCAATCGAATGCGGTTTGCGCGTCGGCGACAAAGTGATTTTTACAAATGATTACGGAATCCAATTTGAAGAAGAGATTTGCGGATTCTCGAATGGCGATATGTTCGAAAAGTATGGGCGATTCATCCATCTTTGCGGAATCGGTGGAAGTGCCTCCGGATTCGCTTGGTGGTTCGCTGAAAAGCTGGAATCAGTCAGCAAAATCAAAACGAGGGGATGACATGGGAGCACGCAAGCTACCACCGGGCGAGCGTTACGAGCGCCGCTTTGCCTACCTGACGGGCAGCACATGGGCGCGGGTCGACCAGCTCGCCGAACGGTTCGGCGTTGATCGCGCCGAGGTTCACCGCATGCTGATCGCCGACGGGCTGCGGGTCGCGGAACGGCGAGAGGCGCGCAAAAGTGCGCATAAAAACGCGCATACCGCGCATAACTCGGGGGTGGAGGGATGAGCGCCATCGACTGGACTCCCGGCCCGCTGCTGCGCGGGATGATGGACCGCGGGGCGGATGTCATGATGCGGCGCGTCCGCGATGGCGTCTACGAGCTGACGGTATCGCAGGGCGAGTACCGCGCGTCACGGATCCGCGAGACGGCGCAGGCTGCGGCGGATGCGATCGAGGACATGCTGCGCGTACGCGGGATGGGTGGAGCATGACCCGCCCCGCACTCATCCTCGCCGCCATGGCCCTGGTCGGATGCCAGGAGATCGTCGCGCCGGTCGAGCAGCCTGTGCGCGAGGTCGCCCCCAGCTGGTGCGCGATGTACCTCGAGGATCCGGAGGGGTTCGTGTACGCCGACAGCGGGGCGACGTGCCCAAATGGCCGACAGGCGCGTGCGGTAGAGATCTGGTGGCCTGCGGACAAGCGCCACGACTGCGGGAGCTGGACGCACCTGGGGCCTCGAGCGCGGAACCGGTGGGGGTGCAACCATCCGAGCCCGAATGACACGGTTTTTCTGTAGGCACCAAACGGTAACTGACTTGCCAATTCCGGCAAAAAAATGCACTCCTGGGGAGGTGAGATCTACCGATCCGCTAGCCTCTCAGGGGCGCTACGCTGCCTTCGAGGCAGGAGGATGGGGATCATGAGCGACAAACAGCCGATTTCCGACTTCAGCAAACTCCAGGGGATCTTGGTTGGTGTGCCGATCCGGTCGATCGAGCCGCAGTACCGCGACGGAAAGCGTGTGGCGCGGCTCGTGATGTGGGCGACAGGCGAGACATGCCTTGTAGCAGACTGATTGCTGCGATCTCTGCAGTGATGCGCCAGGCGCTCGTCGATGCTGGTGTGATCCCTGCGGACCTCCCGGCGCAGAAGCGCGTGGAGCCGCGCGAGTTCCGGCAGAGCGAGCAGGTGCCGGTGGGCCTTCAAACGATGATCGATACGGTGCGTGCGGATTGGATGCGCGGAACGTAGATTTCCCTCTAGCCCACAGCGGCGGAGGTGCAGACATGGCGTATTCCGAAGAGGAGAGGGAGCGGATTTTTGATTCCATTTGCGCGGAAATCGCAGAAGGAACGCCTCTTCGAGAGATATGCAGGCGGGAGGAGGTGCCTGGATTTCGGACTGTGTACGAATGGATCGAAGCTAGTCCAGAAAAATCCGCACGCTTCGCGCGCGCCCGAGAAGTTGGGTTCGATGCCCTGGCTGAGGAGACTATCGAGATCGCCGACGACGGAACCAACGACTGGATGGATGCCCGCGACGAAGAAGGCGCCGTCACCGGCTACAAGGTCAACGGCGAGCACATCCAGCGGTCAAAGCTCCGAGTCGAAACGCGCCTGAAGCTTCTGGCGAAATGGAGCCCCAAGAAGTACGGCGACAAGGTCACCAGCGAGCACACCGGCCCCGACGGCGGCCCGATGCAATCCGAATTCCGCATGGTGGTCGACTTCGTCAAGCCCGGCGAGCTGCCCGCGTGAGGGCGAGCCTCCCGGAATGGTCGCGGGAGTTCGCCGAGAGCCAAGCGCGCTACCTGGTGGCCTGGGGTGGCCGTGCGGCGGCTCGGTCCTGGACGTTCGGCGCCTTGATGCTCCTGCGGGCCTCTCAGCGGAAAACCATCTGCCTCTGCGCTCGCGAGACTCAGGAGAGTATTGGGGATTCCGTCCACCGCGTGCTTGCCAATACGATCGACCGCCTCAATCTCCCAGGCTGGGACGTCCAGCAATACCGGATCGTCCATGTAAACGGCTCTGAAATCACATTTTGCGGGATTCGAACCGATCCAGCGAAAATCAAATCAACCGAAGGGGTGGATATTTGCTGGGTTGAAGAAGCGGAAGCGGTTTCGGAAAATAGTTGGTCGTATTTGACGCCAACGATTCGAAAAGACGGCTCGCAAATATGGGTAACATTTAATACTCGATTCGAGACGGATCCAACATATAAGCGATTCGTAATCAATCCGCCGCCGAATAGCCTAATCAAAAAAGTGAGCTTTCGCGATAACCCTTGGCACAACAAGGAGATGGAGGCCGAGCGCCTGCACATGCTGGCGACCGATCCGGATGCTTACGCTTGCGTTTGGGAGGGTGAGCCAGCGAGATCGACGCTTGCCCAGGTCTTGAGCGGCAAGGTGTCCGTCCGGTCGTTCGAAGCGCAGCCGACATGGGATGGCCCATACTACGGCATTGACTGGGGTTTCGCGACCGATCCGACAGCAGCAAACCGGGCGTGGATCCACAACGGCGCGCTCTGGGTCGACTACGAGGCGCACGGGATTCGTTCGGAGATCGATGAGCTTCCGGAACTGCTCATGGGGGTTCCCGGGCTCGATGCGCACATCTCCAGGGCCGACAGCGCCAGGCCCGAGACGATCAGCTACCTCGTCCGCCACGGGTTTCCGCGAATCCAGCCGTGCCGCAAGTGGCCAGGATCGATCGAGGATGGAATCGCCCATCTTCGCGGGTATTCCGAAATCGTGATCCATCCGCGATGCGAACACACAATCCTCGAGACGCGCCTCTACTCACACAAGGTCGACCGCCTGACCGGCGACGTGTTGCCCGACATCATCGACAAGCACAACCACCACATGGACGCGCTACGGTACGCCCTGCAGCCAATCTTCTACGGCGAGAAGCGCCCGCAGGAGCCGGATCTGGAGCCTGAGCGCGAGGAATGGGAGTTCGGCGGCAGTTCGTCCTGGATGGGTCGGTAGCAGGGTCTTTGCGAGATCGGCGGCGAGAACGTATATTCAGGCTATCCACTAAACCGATTTAGTAGATTCCGCACTATGCAAGGAGCACATGAATGGCCAAGATGACCCTCGCGAAGTACGAAAAGAGCGCGGCCGACCGCAAGGCCGACACCGCGGGCAAGCACGGCAAGGAAGGCTCGGCGAAGGACATGAAGGCTGACCGCGCCGCCGTTGCCAAGATCAACAAGGGCCGCAAGTAAATGGCCCGCGCCGATTCCGAGTTCATCGCGGATTTCCAACGCCGTTTTCGGATGGCGGAATCGGCTAACGAGAAGAATTCCCAGACTTTCCGCGAAGATCGGGAATTCGTCTACCATGATGATGCGCAGTGGGAGCAAGACGCGATCGGCGCACGTGGCGACCGGCCGCGCGTCACGATCAACCGCCTCCAGGTCTTCGCCCGAAACATCGTCAACGAGGCCCGCGAGAGCCCGGTGGCGATCAAGACACATCCTGTCGACGAATACGGGGACGTCCACTTGGCGCGCATCGTCGACGGCCTGATTCGACACGTCGAGCACGATTCCAACGCCTCCGACGTCTACACGGCGGCCTTCGAAGATGCGGTGACGGGCGGCTTCGGCTACTTCCGCGTGACGACCGAGTATGAGCGCGAGGACTCGTTCTACCAGTGCCCGAAGATCAAGCGGATCCTCGACCCGATGACGGTCAAGATCGATCCATTCCACGAGGACCCGACCGGCGCTGATGCGATGTGGGGGATAATCCACACGCGCATTTCCCGGGATGAGTTCGAGAAGACTTGGCCCGACGCGGAGCCGATCAACGCATGGGGCGGGGAAAATGTCTTCTGGGCCGACTCCAAGGCTGGCGTCCTGGTGGCCGAGTACTTTGTTGCCGAGGAGAGGGAAGAGCGGCTGCACCAGCTCAAGGATGGCTCGTCCGTCTGGGATTCTGAGGCGGCCAAGGCGCAGAAGAAGTCGGCAGTCAAATCTCGGATGTCGTGCCGTCGCCGCGTGATGTGGTACAAGATCGGCGGCCAGGGCGAACTGCTCGAGGAGCCGACCGAGTTCCCGTCGCGGTATATCCCCATCGTCCGCATGCCTGGCCGCGAGTGGTTCGAAGATGGGAAGCGCCTCACTTGTGGCGCGATCCACTACAGCAAGGACGCGCAACGGATCTACAACTACGCCCGCTCGCAGCAGCTCGAGCGATTGGCGTTGGCCCCTAAAGCCCCGTTTGTCGGGTACAAGGGACAGTTCCAGGACAAGAAATGGCAGTCCCTCAACACCAAGAATTGGCCGTTCCTGGAGGTTGAGCCGCTCACAATCGCGGGCCAGATCGCGCCTCTCCCGCAACGCCAGCAGGTCGTCGGGCTTGACCCTGCGCTCTCCGAAGAGATCGCGCTGTCGAATGAGGAGATCAAGGCCACCACCGGCATCACCGACGCGAACCTGGGGCAGCAATCCAACGAGACGAGCGGGCGGGCGATCCTGGCGCGCCAGCAGCAAGGCAACCGCGCCAACGCCGATTTTGTGGCCAATCGCAACATCGCAATCCGCCAGTGCGGGATGATCCTCCTGGATATGTTCCCGCGCCTCTACGACACCCCCCGCGTCGCCCGAATCCTCGGCCCCGATGGCCAGCCAGACCTTGTGTGGATCGGGCGCGAGGCGCAGGGGCGCGACGGCGAGAAGTACTTCTACGACCTCTCGGCCGGGAAATACGACATCGTCTTGGACGTCGGGCCTGCCTACGCCACGCGCCGCCAAGAGGCTGCCGTCGCCATGACGGAAACCCTTCGGTCGATCCCGCTCATCGGGCAGGCTGCGCCGGACCTCGTCGTCCAGGCACAGGATTGGCCGGACGCCGACAAGATCGCCGCGCGCCTGCGCAAGACCATTCCCCCGCAGATCCTCGGGAAGGAAGCGGAGCAGGACGGCAAGCAGGGTGACAAGGAGCAGGGCGCGCAGATCCCGCCCGAGGTGCAGCAGATGGTCGCACAGCTCCAGCAGGAAAACGAGCAGCTGAAGCAAGAGTCCGCCGTCGAGGCGAACAAGCTCGCGCTCGACAAGTACAAGGCGGATCTCCAAGCGAAAACCGACATCGAGGTCGCTCTGATCCGCGCAGGACAGGAGCGAGACAAGCAGATCATCGCGCAGCAGGGCGAATTTGCCCGCAGCGCGGCACAATCGGCAGCAGAGGGCGCCCAATCTCCGCAGGCTGGACAAGATGGTGGGCAGGAAATCGCACCTCAAAGCGAGGCAGAGTAATGGACGAAACCAAGACGGAAATCGTCGTCGACCCGGAAGCGGGCGCGGCGGAAGCTGTCGAGACTCAGCAGCCCGAGCAGACCGCCGAAGCGCAAGCCCAGGCGCCCGCAGAGCAGCCGAAGCCCGACAATGAGGAAGTGAAAGCGAAGCGGCGCTCTTTCGAGGAGCGAATCGCGAAAATCACACGCAGGGCACACGAGGAACGAGAGCGCGCGGACGAAATGACGCGGAAGTACAACGCTCTGGTTCAGGAAGTGCAGTCGAAGCCGCTGCAGCGCGAAGCATTCGCGGACGATCAAACCTACCTCGCAGCCGTCGACCGGCAGCGGACGCGGTTGACTGCCCTCGAGGTGCAAGCGGAGCTGGCCATCGATGGAGCTCGAAGCGTGGGGGCGCAGCACCAGCAGGCCGTCGTAGATGCATGGACCGCGGCGATCGCGGACGTCGTCGAGACGATCCCCGACTGGCACGCGGTGGTGAGCGCATCGAAGGCGCCGACGACTCCGGTGATGGACCAAGCCATCATGGAGAACGAGAACGGCCCCGAGATCGCATACTACCTGGCCAAGCACCCCGCTGAAGCCATGCGGATCTACCAGCTTTCGCCCAAGGCGCAAGAGCGCGAAATCGTACGGTTGGAGTCCAAAGTCTCAACGGTCGCACCCACCAACAAAACCAGTGCTCCCGCGCCCATCAAGCCGATTCCTGCAGCCGCCAAAGCGGTCGCGAGTCCGGACGACGAATACCGTCAGTGGGAAGCGGAGCAGAACAGAATCAACCGTTTCGGCGCGCCGAGGCGGTAAGGAGAAGCCATGCCCAACAGCTTTGCAGTAATCGACAAGGCGTCGAAGGAAACTCTTCGCCTCTTCAAGAACAACCTGATCCTCGGTTCGCGCGTCAATCGCCAGTTCGACAAGGACTTCGTGCGCACGCCCGGCAAGATCGGCTACACCCTGCGTGTTCGCCAGCCGAACAAGTTCGTGGTTCGCTCCGGCGCCACGTTCTCGGCCAACGACCTCGCCGACCCCGTCAGCACAATCACCGTGCAGGCTCAGAAGGGCGTCGACTACCTGATCAGCTACGCTGACCTCACCATGAGCGTCGAGGAGTTCACGGCCCGCTACACGGCCCCCGCCGCGCAGCACCTGGCGGCCCAGGCCGACTTGGAAGGGTACGCGCTGTACAAGCAGATCGCGAACATCGTGGGAACGCCCGGTACCCAGCCGACCAGCTCCAACGCCGCCCAGCACATGATGCAGGCAAATGCCTACATCACCAACCAGGCTGCCCCCATCGACGACCGGCACCTGATCACCTCGACGCAGATCCAGGTCTCGTACATCGACGGCCTCAAGGGGCTCTACAACTCCCAGGCGTCGATCGGCGAGCAGTACAAGAAGGGCGCGTTCGCCGCTGGCATCCTCGGTTACGACGACATCGCCGCCTCGCAGTCGGTGAACACCCACACCGCTGGCAACTACAGCGGCACACTCCAAGTCAACCTGGCCCAGGGTGCGGCGACCGGTGCCACCTACCAGTCGGGAACCCTGAACATCAAGGGTGGCGCGAACTCGATCACCGGGTTCTTCAAGGCTGGTGACGTGATCACGGTTGACGGATGCTACGACGTCAACCCCCTGACCAAGACTCCGCTCCCCTACCTGAAGCGGTTCACCATCACCGCCGACGCGAACACCGACGGCTCCGGCCTGTCTTCACTGTCGATTGCTCCGGCGATCGTCTACGGCGGAGCCTACCAGACCGTGAGCGCCCAGGCTGCCAACAACGCCGCGATCACCGTGCTGAGCGGCGCCGCCAACAGCAAGTCGGAGCAGGCGCTTGCCTTCCACGGCGACGCGCTGACCTTCGTGATGGCCGAAATGGAGATGCCGACCCAGGGCGTGATCGCTGCCAGCCGCATGACCGTGGACGACTACTCGTTCCGCGTGATCGCGTACTACTCCGGCGACAACGACCAGATCCGCCTGCGTATCGATGGTCTCTGGGGCTGGGCTTGCCTGCGCCCCGAGTGGGCTTGCAGGCTGGCGTACTAAGTCACCGAGGGGGAGGGACAGAACTCCCCCTCTTTCTTTTCTGGAGGCAGCATGATCGACGAAATCGCGCCGGAGAGCACGGAGTACCCGAAGTTCCTTTTCCTGGACACCCAGGAGCAGAGCGTTCTGGTGGCCGACGAGACGGAGGAAAAGCGGGCTCGCGCGTCCGGATTCCGTGACGTGTGGGGCAAGCAGGAGGAGAAGAGGGACGAGAAGCCGAAGGGCGGAAAGGCGACCTGATGCAGACGACGGTCCTCGAGTTGATCCGGGCGGCACTGAACACCACCAATGTCTTGTTCGACGGGGAAGACCCCGACGCGAACACGGCCAAAGCTGCGCTGTTTCAGCTGAACTCAATGCTCGACACCTGGACCGCCGACTCCCTCGCTGTCTACGCGGAGCGGAACGACCTCTTCACGCTGGTTCCCGGGCAAGCCATCTACACGGTCGGCCCAACCGGGGATTGGGTGATGCCTCGCCCCGTGGAGATCGTCGCCGCGCAGACGCGCATTTCCTCGACGATTGAATACCCGCTGCAGATCGTGTCGAACAACGAGTACAACGCAATCCGCGTCAAGGGGCTGACGAATTCCATCCAGTATGTGATGGGCGCCCAATACGGCTATCCAAACGCTATTGTCTCGTTCTACCCGACGCCATCGACGAATAACCCGGTTCGCATCACGAGCCGAATCCATTTCGCGAGCCTGTCGAACATGACAGAGATTGTCGACCTCCCGCCAGGGTATCAGGAGGCGATCGTCTACAACCTCGCGCATCGCATCGCGACGAGCATGAACAAGCCGCTTTCGCAGGCCGCCGAAGAGATGCGGATCTCCAGCATGATGCGCATCAAGTCGAACAACACAGCCGACACGCAACTGACCTGCGGCGACATCCTTGGCCGATCCGCTGGCGCCTGGAATCCTCAAACGGGGTATTGGGCCAGGGCATGAGCGCGAAGGTTTCGCAGATCGGCCCGGTCAAGGCTGCGGCGTTCGTTGGTGGCTCGTACTCGCATCGCTCCACGTCGGTCGACGCCGAGCGGACGCTCAACAAGTACCCTGAATACATGGAGTCGGATGGTGCCCGCGTTCCTGCAGCTCTGATCGACACTCCGGGCCTACACCAAGTGTCTGCGTCGACAGGAATCGGCGGATGTCGATGCCTCTACGCGACGTCGTCCGGCCGCCTGTTTGGCGTCTTCGAAAACAAGGTCTTCGAATTCCTCTCGGACTTCTCCCGCGTTTTCCGCTGGACGATCGGATCCTCCGAGGGGCGCGTCACCATGGTCGACAACGGCGCGCAGATCTTCCTTGCTGACGGGTGGTCGCAACAAGGATGGATCTTCGACATGGTCGCGAACTCCGCGGCGCTCATCACCGACATCGACTACCCGGGCGGCTACTTCGCCTGCTACCTGGACGGGTATTTCCTGGTCGAAGCGCCTGGAACACAGCGGTTCTACTGGTCCGAGATCAACAACGGCGCGAGCTGGCCCGCCCTGAACTTCGCGTCGGCGGAAGGGTTCCCGGACGCAATCTCGGCGATGGCTGTCGTCAACCTGGAGATCTGGCTTTTCGGGACGAAATCCGTCGAGGTCTTCTACCACTCAACCGACCCGATCTACGTCTTCCAGCGGTTCCCGTCGGCAGTGATCCCGATCGGCTGCGCGGCCCCGTGGTCGGTGGCATCGATCGCTGGCGTCACGTTCTGGATTGGCGGGGCGGAAAACGGGTACGGCTCCATCTGGGCGACCCAGGGTCACGGGCTCCCGAAGCGCGTATCGAACTACGGCACCGAGTACCAGATCAGCCGCGACACGCTGACGGACGCCGTCGCCTACTGCTACTCGCAAGAGGGACACACGTTCTACGTCCTGAACCTGCCGACGGCGAACAAGACGCTCTGTTTCGACGCCACGACGAACGAGTGGCACGACCGCGGATACATGGTCCCGGCGACTGGCGTGGTACAGCGCCATCTCGGGCAGTGTCTGGCGTTCGCGTTCGGGAAGAACATGGTCGGCGACTTCCGGAACGATACCCTCTACTGGTTCGACATGGATTGGTTCTTGGATGGCGCAACCGACCGAATCAAGCGGATGCGCCGATTCCCGACCTACCACGCCGATCGCGCGCTCGTCTCCTACTGGTCCCTGGAGATCTTCATGGACACCGGAAACGCCCCGCTGACCGGCGCCGGATCCGACCCGCAAATGATGCTTCGGATCTCCAACAACGGCGGCCGCACGTGGCCCGGCGAGCTGTGGCGATCGATCGGAAAGCAGGGCGAGTACGCCAAGCGCGTCCGGTGGGGTTCGCATCTTGGACAGGCACGGGAGCGCGTCTTCGAGGTCACCAGCACGGAGCCGGTGAAACAACCGTGGCTCGGCGCCTACATCGAAGCGACGGCGGTAACGCCATGAACATCTGCGACACATTCGCGCAAGAACTTGGTGGCCTTGTGGACAAGTACCGCGACCAGGGAATTTCTGTGGCTGAAGTGATCGGATGCCTCGAGGCGGAAAAGATGGAGATCTACCTTGGCGCCCGCGACAGCGGCGAGGACGAAGAATGACGATCCCCGTCCGCGCTGAAAAGCCGAACTTTCGCACGCCGTGGATCGAGCAATCCCCCGGCTTGGTTGATCCCTACTGGCAGCGCGTTTTCGTCCGCTGGGTCGACATCATCAACGCGCAGCAGGCGCAGATCGAAGAATTGCAAACCAAGGTCGCGGCGCTGGAGCAATACAACATCGACAACCCTTGATGGTGTATATTTGCGGGAGGCGCAAGCCCCTCGCCCATCGCGGCGGCTACCAGAAACGACGAGGTAGCAAATGGGATTTTGGGACGGACTCACAGACGCATTCGACCAGTTCACCGGACACGCAGGTGCTCAGGCTGCGCGAGAAGCATCGCGGCAGATGGTCGACGCGTACAATCAGGGGCTTGGTGTCCAGAAGGACATCTACGGAAAGTCCATGGAATCGCTCAAGCCGTACACGGCAGCGGGTGAAACCGGGCTCCAGGGGCAGCTCGCCGGGCTTGCTGACCCTTCGCGATACTACGGCTACCAGTTCCAAGAATTCAACCCGACCGCCTTCAACCCGGAAGCCGACACCGCCTACCAGTTCCGCCTGCAGCAAGGCCTGGGGGCGGCGACGAACTCCCAGGCGGCGCGCGGCCTCCAGAATTCCGGTGGCGCAATGAAGGAGCTGGCAAACTACGCGACCGGACTCGCGTCGCAAGCATCCGACGCCGATCTGGATCGCCAGTTCCAGCGGTGGCAGGCGAACCAGGCAGGCGGCATGGGGATGGCCCAGGCGCGCGCGTCTGGGCTCTCTGGCCTAGCGAATATGGGATACGGCGCGACCACTCAGGGCAACCAGTTGGGCCAGAACTACGGCAACCAGTACATGCAGGGCATGCAAGGGATTGGCGAGGCGCGCGCGGCCGGGACGCTCGGCGCTCAGAACGCGCTGCAGGGTGGATTCCAGAACTTCATGGATCTCGGAAAAGGCCTCGTCAAGGGTGGGCTCGCCTACGGAACCGGAGGCCTTTCTGGGCTCGCGGGGCTCGCGTGAGTATCGCTGATCTCATCGCACGGACGAGCGGGCGGATCGACGTTCCCGATTTTGCGGGGGCGGCAATCGAAGGCGCGCAGGCCGGGCGCCTTGCGGGGCTACAGGATCTCGCGGCGCAGGAGCAGCGCCAGCAGATCCAGCAGCGCACGCTCGCCAATCTCGCCACCCAGCAGCAGCAGTCGGACCTTGCAGCCCAGCGCGCGGCGATGGGCGCGAACACCGCGTACACAGACGAGGGCCCACAGCTCAACCAGGCGGGGTACCTCTCGCAACTCGCAAAGGCTGGCGCGACACCGCTCGCCTACCAGGAACAGGGACGATTCCAGGCGGCGCAGGTCGAGGCGCAGAAGGCCAAGATCGAGCAGACCCAAAAGGAGATCGAGCGCCGGACGCAAATCCTTGGAGGCATCAAGAGCCCGATGCAGCTCGCAGCCGCCATCCCGGAGATGGAGCGGATGGGCGTGAACGTGGAGGCGCTGCGCTCGCTCCCGTTTCAGCGCGATTGGAAGGAACAGGTCGAAGGCTTGCTCAACCAGGGTCTCACCCTCAAGGAACGTCTCGAGATCAAGAAGCAGGAGCTCGACGAGCAGCGAAACGCGCTCGAATGGAACAAGGCGGACTGGCAGCAGCAGTATCAACGCGGCACCATGGAAGAGACTGCGCGCAGGAATCGCGCAACAGAATCGATCGACTGGTATCGCGCCAAGAATCCGCCTGCAGTTGTCGCTGGCGGCGCACCGGTCAAGCCTCCGCAAGGCTACCGCTACACGCCGAACGGCGATCTCGAGGCAATCCCAGGTGGACCCGCCGACGCAAAGAAGCTGGCCGCCGACGAAAAGGCGCGTGCTGGAGCCCAAAAGGCGACTGACTTCGCCGACATGGGCTTGGGCGTGATCGATCAACTCATCGCGTCGCCAGGCCTAGGTGCAATCACTGGCCTTCGCTCGAAGATCCCCGCGATCCCAGGGACAGACGCTGCGAAAGCGAACGCTCTCGCCGAACAGCTCGAGGGCCAGGCGTTTCTGCAGGCATTCCAGAGCCTCAAGGGCGGCGGCGCCATCACCGAGGCGGAAGGCCGGAAGGCATCCGCGGCAATCGCCCGCCTCAACAGGAGCCAGCGGAAGTCGGATTACATCGAGGCGCTGCAGGAGCTGCGCGGGATCCTCCAGGAAACCAAGCAGCGCGCAGAATCGAAGGCTGGCGGAAGCGCGATCGCCCTGACTCGGGTCTACCAAGGCGCTACGTATCGCCAGCGGCCAGATGGCCAGTGGGAGAAGCAATGAGCGCCCCCGACGTACTCCCCGCGGATTTCGACAAGTGGGACGACGCCCCCGCGCCACAGGATTCGACCGTCGCGCAGAAGCAGCAGGCGGCGCGCACCAGGCGCGAGGCTGCGGCGCCGGGATGGGCCGAAGCGATCGCGCCAAGCACGGTCGCGGCGTTTCGATCAGGCAAGAATCCTCTCCAGGACATTTCCGCGATGGCCGCGCCATTCAAGGACGTCGCTGCACTCCCCGCGAACCTGGCAGCCGGTCTCCTCGGGTTCGGTGGATCTGCTCCCGGCGAGGGCAGCCTTGCGACCCGCGAAGCCATGGCGGGCGCGCCGATCTCTCCCTACGCCGAGACGCAGAACCAGCGCGTCGTCGGCGGCCTTGCGCTGGCCGGTACCGCGCTCGGGGCGCCGTTCCTTCGTGCCGTTCCTGCGGCAACCGCTGCAACCCTCCCCGAGGGCGCCGGAACGCTGGCCGCAATCGCGAACCGCGGCGTTCCGATGGTGAAGAATTTCGCTCGGACAGTCGGCGCTGGCGTGGCGGAATCCGTCCCCGCAGCCGCATATCAGGCGGCGACCGGCGACGTTGGCGGAGGCCTGGCGAATCTCGCGCTTGGCGGAGCCCTCCGGCCTCTCTCTGGGCTCCCGAAGGCAGCGCCAGCGGCGGCCGACATGGTGGAGCGGACAGCGGGCGCGCTCTCTGGCGTCCCTGGCCACGAGCTGGCGGCAATCGGGCCGCTTGGCGCGTCTGCCTACGGACGACAAGTCAAGGCGGTCGCCGGGAATCCGGACGCAGCCTACGAGCTTGGGCAAAAGCTGGCCGACCGGATCAAGAATTTTGACCAGTACCTGCCGAACGCCGCCGAAGTTTCCGCGATGGTGGAGAAGTTGCCGCCGATCAAAGCTTCGGACGTGACGGGCGCGCTCGAAAAGGCAAAAACTGCGCTCCCGACGGGCGGTTACGCGACCCCGGCCGACAAGGCGACAGACGACGCAATCGGGATGCTTGTCGAGATGGCCAACAAAGCCGCCGACAAGGACGGAAAGATCCCTGCGACCGTCGCGCGCCAGATCAAACAGCGGTACGATGCTGCCGTGGGGGATGCTTTCGGCAAGGAGTCGTCCGCCTACGTGACGGCCCTGAAGAATGCCCGCCACGACATCGCCAAGGCGCTCGAAAAAGCGGCCGAGGAGAGCGGGATCCCGGAGTACAAGCAGGCGATGCAGGACTACACGCGGCGCCTGTCCGCAGTCGACAAGATCTCTGGCCAGCTCGGCGCGACCGACGCCACCAGGCGCGCACGTGCAGAGTCGTTCATCTCGAACATGTACGGCCGCAACAAGACGCAGCAACAGAAGAACTTGGCGGACCTCGCCGACATCCTGGGCGAAGACTTCGCGCAGCAGGCGAAGGCCATCGGGACGGCGAAAGTCGCGATGCCTGGCGGCGGGCTCCCGTTGTTCCCGACGCAGACGACGGGGCGATCCCTTCTTGGCATCGGTGCGGCCGGAACCGCGCTTTCTGGCGGCGGCGCCATCGCAGGCGCTCCGATTGCCGCGCTCTCCTCTCCACTCCTTGCGTCCGTCGCGATCCCTGCGGCCCGCGGCCTGGCGAGTCTCGCTACGTCGCCGACCGCTGATCGCGCCACGCTCGCGAGCCTGGCCAGCCTTCGCGCCTACCTCCAAGCGGAGAACTCCCAACGATGACCGTCGCGACTGTGATGCCGTTCGTTCCCGCCCAGTGGTTCACCAGCGCAGGCGACGCCGTCCTTTCTGGTGGGCAGCTCTGGTTCTACGAGGTCGGCACCAGCACGCCAAAAACCGTCTACGCCGATTACGAGGCGGTCACGCCGCTTTCGAATCCGGTAATCCTGAACGCAGCAGGCAAGGCGACCGTCTTCCTTGGATCCGGCGGGTACAAGGTTGTCCTGCGCGATGCTCTTGGCGCCATCCTCGACACGGTGGACGGGGTTTTCGGGTCGGGCGGGACCGCGGCGGGCGGCAACATCCAGACGACCGTCGCAACGTTTGCCGACCTTCGCGCACTCACCAATCCGGGCGAGGTCGTGACGGTCCTCGTCTCTGGCGCCCTGGCGCAGGGGGACGGCGGCGGTGGGGCGTTCACGTTCGACCCCGACATCTCGACGCCGGACGATGGTGGCGTGATCATCGCTCCAGCGTTTGGCGTCGGGCGCTGGGTTCGGTCGGCGTCAAGCATTCCGGCGATCTCTTGGTGGGGAGTCAAGGGGTTGACGACCGAATCCGACGAGGTCGCGATCGGAAACGCCTTCGCCTACTGCAACGCGCAAAACTGCTCGCTGATCGTGGATCGCCACAACGTCGGGCTCCGATCCAATGCGACGTTTTCCGGCTCCGAGCTGATCTTCTCGGGCGGAGACTTCTACACGGCAGGGTCCCCAGCCGTCCTCACGATGTCGACCGGCGCGAGAGTCAAGGCAGATCCACACGACCAGATCATCGCGGGCGGCGGTACTCTGCGGTACGGGGCTGGACAGATCTTTTCGCCAGAGTGGACAAGCCCTGCACTCACGGAGGCGGGCTTAGCCATCGCCATCGCCGCGGCTGGCGTGAGTCCGTGCCGAATGGAGATATCTAATCCGTACACGTGCAGCGCATCCGTCACGATTCCCGACAACATCGAGCTTGACTTTTCGGAGGATGGCCGACTCGACTTTATCACGCTCGCCTCACTGTCTGTCGGCGCAATCACCTACGCCGGGCGGCGTAAAATCTTCTCGTGGAACTCAATTGCCAATGTTGGCACAGTCTCGATCGAGACGATCGACATTTTCCCCGAGTGGTTCGGGGCGACCGGAAACGGCATCACAGATGATTCGATCGCCTTCTACGCCGCAGGAAAAACCGGGCGAGTGACGCTTGCTTCTGCAGGAAATTACCTGCTCGGGCCTCTCTGGAGCACCACGCCGACGCCTCTCGAAATCAATGGCGGGGCGGTCACGCTTGGCGCAGGGAAGACGCTGGGAGGTGGCTCGTTGTCGCTCAAAAACACCAGGATTGCGAACTCGTCGGCTGGATGGTTTGATGGGGATGCGTTCCAGGCTGTGGATTCCGAGTTCGACACCCTTCCGACTGCGACTGTCGCAAGCGTCTCTGGATGCAAGGTGGGGAGCGTCTATCCCCTCTACGCGGGCGACAAGCCGACGATCTTCAACGCGCACACAGACATCCTTTCGGCGCAGACCCTCGGGACCAATGCAGCCGGGAAGCTCATCGCCGGGAGCAAGATCCTGGAGCTGAGCGGGATTGGCTACAGTCGCGCAGCGTCAGGCGGCTTCGTGATTGTTGAGAGCGAGACGCTGACAAACCCGCTCCCGTTGATCCTCCTGATTGCAAACATTGGCCTCGGCGGGATCGAAGTCACTCTTCCAAACATGGCAGGACAGCCGTACAGCTCAGCGCCAAACGTGTTGGTCCTGTTCGCCATAGGGACGGCGTACTACACAGTCAAAGCGCAGGGCGCTATCTGGACGGTCTCGCACAACGGGCCGATGATCCTGTATTGTGATTCGAACGCGAACAGCTGGTTTTGCTTGAAGGGGAGCGGGTAATGGCTTTGATTCCATGGGCTCCATCGCAGTGGACAGACGATCTCGGGCGCCCGCTGGCATTCGGGAAGCTCTACCTCTACCAGGCCGGGACGCTCATCCCGAAGGCCGCATACCAGGACGCCGCGCACACGGTCGCGCATCCGTTCCCGATCGTCCTGGACGCCACCGGGAGCGCGAACGTGTGGTTGATCGACGATGAGGCTTACGACCTGGTCGTCCACGACGCCAACGACAACGTTTTGCGATCTGTCCTTGGAATCCTGACGAGCGGAAGCGGAGGCAGCGAGACTCCGGCGGCGGAGCCAAGCGTTTTCGAGGTCGAATCGTTCCCGTTTTCCGAGGGGGTTTTGGTCCGCGATTCGGCAGCAATCTGGAGCCCTGGCGGGTGCTTCTGTTGGTTCCGCCCGTGTGTCGGGTGGAGCCGAATCAAGTACATCAAGACGGTATTCCCTGGCTCTGCAGGTTTCAACGTTGGCCGATATTCGATCTGGGGGTGGGACGGAGATCCTGGCAGTCAATACCAGAAACTTGTTGACCGACCTCTTTTTGATGGCATTCAGGTCGCAAAGGAAGATCTCGACATTCCGCTGACCGGCTATCGATGGGTCTTGGTGGCCATGGATCCGGCCTTTTCTTTGGCGCCAGATTACGTCAAGCAGGTCGGGCAAGACTTCCCAGAGGTGACCGCGTTCCCGTTTCCAGACTCGCCTGGGTATGTTGGGACGCACGCGCAAAACACGACATTCGAGACATTCCCGGCGATCCGCGCTCAAGAGTCGCGGTACCTCGTCACAAAATGGATTGCCCTGGGGGTTGAAGCATGACCGTCCGACGCCTTCTGATCAGGTCTGAGAACGGACTCGAAACCCGCGACGAGTACGACGGGCTCTCGGCCGACAGCCCTACCTTCACGGGCGCGCTGACCGGGCCCTACATCGTCCTGACGACCGACCAAGGCGCATTTCCGGTCGCCGTTGGCGCGGTCTTCTGGAACGAAACAGAAGACACGATCAACGTCGTGCGTGCCGACGGATCGACGCTTTCTGTCGGCCAGGAAAACACGATGCGCATGAAGGACGGCACGGGCGCTGGCCTCACCGACGGCCAGCTCGTGCGCGTGTACGACGCCGACGGGAACAACGCGCTCGTGACGCTTGCCGACGCAGATTCGCACACTTCGTCCTCTGTGATTGGCATGGTGACGCAGGCGATTGCGCCGAACGAAACAGGAAACATCGCGACATCGATTTCCGTCGTCAACACGCTGGACACCTCTGTCTACCCCGCAGGAACCGAGCTTTTCCTCTCCTCGACTCCTGGTCAGTGGACCGCGACGCCGCCCGCCAAGCCCGCGCACCGCGTTTCCATCGGTTTTGTGCTCCGGCAACACGCAGTCAACGGGCGGATCCTGCTTTGGATCAACGCGCTCCACGACCTGGGTGAGCTGAACGACGTGGACACGACGGGTGCAACGGAAGGCGACTCCCTCGCGCTTGGCGCTGGTGGCGTGTGGACGCCCAAGAGATTCATTCCACAGGAAGCGATCCAGGACGCCAAGCAGCTCTCCGGGTTCGCCGATCCCGACAGCACCACGCAGGCCTACGATCCCGTGGCGCGCACCGTCACGACGACGCACCCTAGCGGAATCGTGGAAATGTGGTTCCGTGGGGCGAAGATCCAACAGCCGTCACCGTGGGTCACGCCTGCGCATGCGAACACGCCGGGAGCAAATTTCTTCTTCTACTCAACCGACGGCGTGACGTTCGCCTGGTCGACCGTTGCGTGGACGTTCTACGACATCCAAGTCGCGTTCATCCGGTTCGGGGCAAATCTGAAAATCCCGGTGCGCGAATGCCACGGATTGATGGATCCGGACGCCCATGAGGTTTTACACCGGAAGATCTGGACATACATCGCCAGCGGCGGGTCGCTGACGGCTGGCACCTACGCGATCGGCGGGACAGCAAGCGACGCCAACAACACGCCAGGCGTGGACGCGGCGATCCTGCGCGACGAGGATTTGAAGACCTCGATCAACGCGCTGCCGCAAGGCTCCTACCAGGTCCTGCGGCCCGTCTCCGGCGAGTTTGCGGCGGACACGCTCTCCGTTCCGTTCCCGGTGACTCCTGGCGGGTACATCAACTACTACCCGACGGATTCTGCAGTCCAGGGCGCCCCGCTGAAATTCTACAACGTCTACCTGGTCGCCATCCCGACCATGGATCCAGCGCACCCGCTGCGGTACGTCTGGATCGCCCCTCAGGCGCAATACGACTCGTTGGAAGCGGCACAAGGCGAGGCCTTCGAAAATCTGCGCTTGGGCGATCTATCTGCCGGGACGTCCGAGTACGCGCCTGTCTACCGCTTGGTGTACGGTGCGCGCGCCGAGCATGCCACCACAGGCAAGGTTCGCCTCGAAGCCGCTGACCGCTTGGAACGCTCCCCGCTTCGCTCTACATCGACCGCGGCGTCCGTTTTATCTGGGTCCGGCGTTGCTGGGCAGCCTGCGGTCTGGGCGTCTCCCTCGTCGCTGACCACGCAGGACGCTGCGACGTTCCGGGCGACAATCGGGGCGTTTCCGCTTCTCTCGCTGTCCGGGGCTGTCAATTTCGGCAGTGTAAACGGCGGACTTCCGTGCGCTGTCGAGGTCAATGCGTCGTCGACATCGGACGCCCCAGGAGGGTATTCTGGAGGTCCAGCAAAAGGATTCCTGATCCAGGGGCGCGCAGAGGCCAACCGACTGACGCAAGAGTGGTTCGGAGTCTACGGTGTCGCGTTTCGCGTGATGACCTCTCCAGGCGTCTGGGGCGCATGGTCCTATCTGTGGGACGAAGCCTACCTTCCGATTTCCACGTTCGCCAAAACCCTCCTGGATGATACAACGGCGGCGCAGATGCGGACGACGATCGGAGCGGCCGCAAGCGCGGGTGTCACCAATGGAAGCGACGCATCTTCTGGCGTAGTTGGCGAGTACCTACAGGTGATCCGCCCTGACAGTGATCTTGTGTTTGCCGCCAACGGCTCCGCGGTTTCCGTGCTCTCGCTCTCCCTTCCAGCTGGCGATTGGGACGTCGAGGGGCGCGCCACCGCCTACATCACCGGCACGATGAACGGGAACAAGGTGGTTTCCGGGTTGAATACGTCCGTCGCAATCCCAGCCGACGGGACCGAGGTCTACGGTGGAATGCAGGTGTTCAGCGCGACCAATGGATTCCAGACCATGACCGGAAGCAAGCGCTTCTCGCTCGCCGCAACGACGACGGTGTACCTGGTGGCGCGAATCGACTTCAGCGCCGGGACGCCCGCCCTGTTTGGATTCATGTCGGCGCGGCGCGTTCGATGAGCGTAGCCCGCGGTAGAAGAAGTATTTTCATCAAAACCACGAGGGGGTAAATCGTGATCGAGTGGAAGGGGCTTTTCGCCAACACGCCGTATTCTTCGGCGAACAACAAGACGCAGGACGACGCCGTCACCGGCATGCAGGACACGATCTACGCGACCAGTCCAGGCTACGGCGCCTATCGCGCAATCGCTCGCGTCTACAACCAGTCCGGTGCGATCGTCGCAGAGATCCCGCTGTCGTCCGGCGGTGGCCAGCTCTCGGCGCCCCCTCCCGTGCGCATCCTGGACGACTCTACGACCTACAGCTACTCGCTCCAGGTCGTAGAGGGCGCGATCCCGCCTGGAGATGCTGATGGCGTCGTGATCCGCATCATCGGCGGTTCGGCCAAGCGGTTCCCGGTCGCCCTCACCCAAACCTCCTCCGGCGCCCTCGTCACAGATCGCCCGATTAAGGCACCCGGAATCCGCGCCCCCGAAGTCCTCCCCGCCGTCTCCCGCGTCTCGATGATCGGCGACTCGAACTCGATGAATACCGCCGTCACGGGTGGCGTGTTCCAGTACGCGATCATGGCCTCCGGTGGCCGCAAGACGCAGGTGGTTTGCTCCGGCGTCGGCGGCGACACCCCGGAGATGATCCGCGACCGCTTCCTGGCCACGTTCACGGCTGGGGCGCAGGACGAAATCTGGATCCTTGCAGGCTCCAACGGCGGGGCGCTCACCGATGCGATGAAGGTCGCCTTCCAGGACATGACCCGCTTCGCTCGCCAGCTCGGCGCTCGGCCCGTGTTCTGGCTCCCACCCCTGCGCCAGACTACATCGGACGCGGTCAACACCAACACCGTCGCGATCTGGCTCCGCAAGTACTGCGAAGACAATCGCATCGAGTGGGTGTATCCGTGGGACGCACTTCAGGCGATCTCCACCGGCCTGGGCCGCACCGACTGCTGGTACCAGGACTCGCCGACGCCTCTCGGCATCCATCCCGCTCCCGCATGGCACAAGGCGGCGGGCGACGCCTACGCGGTCCGGCGTTTCGAGAGAGCGAACCGTCGCCCGATTGCGAGCCTCTACACCTGGAACGGGAACAGTGGGCGCGGACAGCTCGATGACGACAATTTCAAGACCAAGGGCACCGCGTCCCTGGCCGCTGGATGGGCGGTCGCCGCAAGCGTCACCCCGACCAAGACCGCCGTTCCGACGCTCGCTGTCACGAAGACCGGAACCGGAAACGGAACGGTCACTGTGGTCACGGCGCTGGGATCCGGGCAGGCTGAGCGCATCACGCTGACGTTCTCCAGCGCGACGGCGTTTTCTGTCGCCGGATCGATCTCGGGGGCCATGGGAACGGGCGTCGTCGGTGCCGCGTTCACCCATCCGCGATGCACGGTCATCGCGGTCGCAGGCGGCACGGCATGGGTCAATACCGACACCGCCTATTTCGACATCCCCGCCGATTGGAACGGGGACGACGCGGGCAACTGGCAGAACTTCGCCGTCTCGCTCAACGACGGCGCGCCCACGGGCTACGCTCTCCGGCAGTACTCGGGCGTCGTTGGCGGGAAGGAGTACCGGAGCCAGTTCCGCCTCAAGCTCAAGGACATGGTCGGGCTTTCTGTCTCGATCTACCTGGAGTGGAAGACTGGAGCGTCGACCACTCCGGGTTCTACAGCCAAGATCTTCCATGAATTCCTTCGCACGGACGTCGACGGCGTCGTGTCGTTCGTCGGAACTGCTCCGGAGGCGGCAAACGGCGTTTGGCTTTACCTCGCATGCTCTCGCGTTGGCGGGGCTGGAACGACGGCAACCGGAACCGCTTCTGTCGGCGTCTCCGACATGACGGAAACTGGCTTGTGACCCGCCTCCACCTAGCCACCCTCGCCATCATCTGCGGAGTCTGGGCGCTCGCCGTGTTCGCGGGCGTCGAGCTGCGCGTGCGCGTGGGGCGTCTGGTGAATCGGCTGGCGTCGGCGGTGCTGCCGCACTGGTCGCGCATCTGGGACCCGGGCGCGTGACTCCGCACGAGGCGGCGCGGCGCATGCAGGAGGTCCACGACGACGGGCTGGAGGTATTCCCCGGCTACGTCGCTCTGTCGGCCTCCGAGTGCGCTCCACACGCCAACGGGGTCGGCTCCGCGCAGATGCCAGAGTGGAGTCGCGAGCTGTTGAGCTTGCTCCCATTCCTTTCCGGGGCAGCGTTCCTACATGACCTGGCAGGGCACTTCGCGAACGATGGCTCTTGGAGCGGCTACCGCGAGTGGAACGCGACATTTCGCCGGAACATCCGCAAGAAGATCTGCAAGGAGATCTCTGCTTGGCGCTTCCTGGCCCGTAGAGCGGCCTACGGATACGCGGACGCCTGCCACGCCATGGTGTCGTCAGACACAGGCTGGACAGCCTGGCGCAAGGCCTACGAGGAGAACGTCGAACCAGGGCCGGAGGTAGGTGCATGATCGGGGAATGGGTTGCACAGAATCCAGGTGAGGCAATCGGCGTTGCGTCAAGCACGTGCGTTCTGCTGGGCTGGGGCCTGGTGAAGTGGCTCGGAGACAAGTTCGAACCGAAGCGCCCGGAGCTGACCGAGAAGCAGAAGGCGGAGGAGATGGAGCGGCTGGCCAGGTCCGTCCTGTCCACCCCGGTGATTCGCGAGTTCGCGGAATCGACCGTGACCAGCGAGTACCGGCAGGAGCGGTTCTACGAGGCGGTTTCGGGCGTCGTGAAGCGCGACAAGTCAACACAGGAGTTCATCGACGGGCGAGCCAAACACGTTTTCACCTCGCACGAATCCGCGATGCGCGTCCTGATCTCCGACGCCGTGCGCGGGGTAGGGGCGGAGCTTCAAAAGAGCATGACCGATTCGCAATCCATGTTCATGACCGAGCTTCGCGGGATTCGCGAATCGCTGACCGAAAAGGTTGACGCTTTCCGGGAAGAGGTCGCCGCGCTGAAGACGGAGTTTGCCGTCCACGAAGCTCGCGATGAAGCGAAAAAGCCAGGGTAAACCCCGGCTGACCGCGCACCCTCCAATTCCCCAACAAAGGGCGCGGCGGAAGTCAGGCGAGCCCCATCGCCTTCTTGTTGATCTTGTACGCGACCGCCTCGGGGTGACCGTGGATCCCAATGTCGCGGCCGGGAAACTTCTTCGCGTGGCGCTCCTCGTGGCGTCGTGCGGCGGCGTCGAGGCTCAGCGCGTCGTTCGGGCCTCGCGAAAGCGTAGACCCCGCTGCCGTCGCTCGCGGCTGGACCTGGGCGCGATAGTCCGCGTAACTCCCCCAGATATCGCGGTAGTGCGCCCACGACAGATGTCGGATCCGCTCCATGCGGGTCGGGCCGTCTGATTTCCAGTTAGCGGGGCGCGGCATCTTGCGTCCTTTCGAACACCTCGACAATTACCGTCGGGTCGTTGCGGTTTGCTTTGTCCGGGCGCTGCTCCACCGGCAGGAATCGCACCCAATGCGGGGCGTCATCAGGTGTGATGCAGCCAGTGAATAAGCCATCCACGACACCCTTGCACGCGCCCACGAAGTTTCCCTCGTCCATCGTGCGCGACCGGCAGGAGATCAGTCGCACGTCGACCGGTCCGTCTGCCTTCGGCTGACCCGCGAGAACCCACGCCTCCCACGCTGCGCGCTTGGCCTTGCGATTCGCGGCGCCAAGCTTGGACCAGTGCTGGCGACGGTTCTGGGAGGTCGCGCCGATGTCGAAATGCACGACGAGACGGGTGATCAGGACGCCGGTCACCGCCCACCCCTCCCGAACCGCACCACGTCGGCGGCTGGCACTCGGCGCAGGTCGGCGTCTGGATGCGCGGCGAGGTACGTCTCGCACGCCCTTCGCCAGGCCTGGGCGGTTCGCTCCGACGTGATGCGCGCCAGCTTCACGCGCACCGGAACGCGGTCGGGCTGGCCGCGGCGCAGGCGTTCGAGCTGGGCGCGCAGAGACGGGTCGCGCTGGATGTCGGCGGCGCGGCGGGCGAGGTCTTCGGTGTTGCTCATGTCGCGGGCTCCTGGGTGGGCTGGGCGCGGAGGGCATCTTCGTGCGCATCGCGAACCGCCTCCAGCCGGTCGTGTTCGCGCTCGCTCATGCGCCGACCCGCGAAGTCTCGCAGCATCCGAAGCTCATTCATGCCGATCCTCGCCTCCCCCTCCCCCAGCTCTCGGTCGGCGGGGATGGTGCGGAGGCGGGAGGCGAGAAATTCCCATCCGGCGCGAAAAACCCCTTGATCAAAATCCGCCATTCCTCCTGCTTTTTGCACCGCCATGCGCACATCGAACGAGTTTTCCGGGTACTCCGGCACCACCACCCCGCCCCGCTTGAGGTCGGCGATCTGGTTTTCCAGGATCGTGATTTTGGTTCTGTAGACCCGATCCCGCTCTTCGCGGTGGCGGCATTCCTTATCCCCTGCTTCCATGATGCCACGAACATGGGTGATCTCCGCTTGGGCGGCTTCGATGTCATCGAGGAGTTCTTCAGACAGCGCCCGCCCAAGGTCGAATCCATTCCTGACTATTTGTCGCAATTCCGCAATCTGTTCCGGCGTCATGATTTAGCCGCCTTCGCGCGGAGGGGTGTTATCGCGCAGCTGGATGAAATCTTGCGCCGCCTTGACGATCGGATCACGAGCCCATCCCTGCGCTTCAGCAGCTTCGATGATGCATTCCGGCGAGTGCTTTCCGGCCGTGGATCCGCAATTCGCGCCTTTGCATCCATCTGCACTTTTGAACAATTCAACCGCTTGAGCAAACCCAGCGCTAGCTCCGCTGACAAAGATTGCGTATTCTGAAACGCGGCCATACTCGCACGGAAGCTGCTTTATATCAAGCGCATGATTCAGCTTCGCGGGGCTCCGCGCCCTCTCAATTTCTGCATCCATGGCGGCGATCTCCGCATCCTTGTCGGCGAGGTCGACGCGGGTGATGGGCTGGTGGCGGCAGCAAACGCTTACAGCCTTGCCCGCCCATTGGCACCCAACGAATTTCTTGCACGATTCGCAGATGTTCACAATTTCAGCCTTTCGCTATGGTAATCCGCCTCCGCCCGCTGCCTCGATCTGAGGACAGCGCGACAGGCGGCAGGAATGCGCATCGCCAGGAGCGCGAGACCCACGACGAGCGCGGAGAGGACGAGGTTCCCGGCGACGAGGGTGGTCGGGGTGAGGGCTAGCATTTCGCGATCTTCTCTTGCTTCAACGCTTGCTTCATCGTGGCGTACCATGCGCGATCAAATGCGCCGCATCGGCAGACCCATCGGAAGAATGGTTTCGCACGGGGGTACGCCTTCGACTTGCATTCTTTGACATGCATTGCGTCGCCGCATTCTGGGCACTGCATCACGCCACCTCCCCGCGCAACTCGCCGATGAACGCCTCACCCAGCGCGCCAGCCTGATATTGGCGAATCGGCGACAAGGCGCAGGCGAGGAAGCGGGCCGCGATGCCGTTGGGATCCCAGCCAACGGGCGTCTCGGCGGACGGATGGCGGCGCAGGGGCTGGCCGTCGGTGGTCGCGGATGTCATTCGGTGACCTCTTCGATGATGTCAAGGCCAACTCCGTGCGCGCCGCCCTTCCAATTCAGCGGATTAGCTTCTCTATTGTGGATAAGGAAGGTTTCTTCACCAACTCCCCACTTCACCCTGCTGCCGAAATCCGCTTGCGAAACGTCAATGAATTTGATCGCAGCGCTCCAGTGACGCTCCTTCGGAATCACGACAATCGCACCGCAGCGCAAGCGGTAACGCTTCTCTTGCGCCTCCACCTCCCCATCATGCGCCGCCACCTGCCCGCGATCGTCGGCGATCTGCACGAGTAGATTCCCTGCCTCGCGATGCAGCCACGGGTTGCGCGACGACCGCAGGAGGTTGAGCGCGGCATGGTCCGCGTCGGTCGCGTCGCGATCGGCCAGCTCGCGCTGGAGTTTGCGGATCACGGCGACCTGTGCGGCCAGCTCGCAGAAATCGTCGTGGCGGGCCAGCTCGTCGGCTAGGTCGTCGGATTCGAGCACCTTGTCCAGCCCCTCGAAGATCGCGGCAAAGGCGGCGGGCTGTTGCATCTGGCTCCATGCATGGAACAGGCATTCGTTACGCCAAGCTACGCGGCGCACGTCGCATTCTGTCATGCGGATCAGTAGGTCGCTCACAGTATCCCCCTCGCGGTCAACCGACCGCAGATGTAGTTGTCCTCGTCGTCGTCTCGCGCAGCCTCCCATGCCGCTTCCTGCGCGTAATCCTCGAGGTTGTCGCGTTCAGCCTGCGGGAGCGCGTCGAACGCCGCCAGGGCGCCCGGTTCGCACTCGTCGCGGGACAGCTCGAAGTCGTCGAGGCATTCGCCAAAGCGACCCGAGTAGGTCCAGGCGAGTCCGTTGGCGTGGTAGGTTGGCATGGATTGAAGGTAGCGCGAGGCGAGCGGAAAAGCAAATTATTTCCATGGAAATTTTCCTATTGCTTTCCGTGGAAATTTCCGCTACCTTGTAGGAAGCCAACCACGAAAGGGGCGAAGATGAAATCTGAAGTCGAGAAGGTCAAGCCACGCAACCGCCTGTCCGCGAATGATGCGGATTTCCAGGTCATCGAAGAGGCTGCGCGCCTCTGCGGACAGCCGTTGTCGTGCTACATGCGGGAAACGCTGGTCACGCAGTCGCGGGCCGTGGTCGCCGCCAAGAAGGTCGGAAAGCGGGGTGGGCGATGAGTGGCGCGCTTCCGATCGGATACCGGTTGGCGAATCCGGCAGAAATCGCCACAGCAAAACATCTTGATCCGTGCCTGAATTGCGTGCAACCAAAAATCGCGGCAGGTAGCGGTATCGCTGACAAAACAAGCATCAATCTGTGTGTCGGAGCTTGCGCTGGCGGCATGGACTGGTTTTTCGTCATTGACACCGACGCCACCCCCGCCAAGATCGCCGCCGCCTGGGCGCGCCAAGATCTCGTCACCCTGCCCGCGCTACCCTCCATCGAGCCCGGCGACGCGATGGACCGCGTGGAGCGGACTCGCGAGGATGTATCGAACCTGCTGACCGTGCTGGCGGCCGAGATGGACGCGGAAGGGGGTGAGGCGTGAACGAGTTGAATCCATTTGGAACCCAGGAAAACGAACCCGTCGGCGGCGCTGTTGCAGCTGCTGGCGAGGCTCGCGAGATCGCCGAGGTCAAAGCCGCGATGGCAGTCGCCCAGATGTACCCCCGCGACCAGCGCAAGGCCATGGATCGCATCCTAAACGCCTGCGCTCGACCGACTCTGGCCGAGAAGGCGCAGTACGCTTTCGCCCGTGGAGGCCAGGAGATCACTGGTCCGTCGATCCGCCTCGCTGAGACGATCGCGCAGGGCTGGGGTCACCTCCAGTACGGCATGCGCGAGTTGTCGAACGTCGGCGGCGCTTCGGAAGTTGAAGCGTACTGCTGGGACCTGGAGTCGAACGTCCGGAAGTCGATCCAGTTCACGGTTTCACACATCCGGAACACGAAGCGCGGATCCTACGCGCTGACCGACGCCCGCGACATCTACGAGAACGTCGCCAACAACGGAGCGCGCCGCGTGCGTGCGTGCATCCTGGCGATCGTCCCCGGCGATGTCGTGGAAGCCGCGGAATCCGCGTGCGAGCAGACTTTGCGCGCAAAGGTCGACACCTCGCCTGAAAGGATGCTGAAGCTCTTGGAAGCGTTTGCGGCGTTTGGCGTCGACAAGGAAGCGATCGAGAAGAAAATCCAGCGCCGCATGGAGTCCATCCTCCCGGCGCAGGTCGTTTCCCTGGGTCGGATCTACAACTCTCTGCGCGACGGCATGAGCAAGCCGCACGAATGGTTCGACATCACCCCCGAAGCGCCCAAGGTTCCGGAAGATGTCGCGAGCCTGAACGACCTAGCGAAGGCGGCGGCGGAAAAGCGGGCGAAGGCATGACCGCGCAAATCCTGGTCAATGAACCGTGGGAGGCGTACACCAAGGCTCCCGCCTACGGCTCCTCCGCGATCGAGGCGTTCGGATCGATCAGCCTAGAGCGATGGGCCTACGAGTACGCCGGGGACGGGCGATATTCCGGCGCCCCCTCGAAGTTCGCGGCGGGCGGCGGCGCGCTCGATGCACTGGTGACCGGCAACAAGTCGTTTGCGGATTGCTTCGCGGTCAAGCCCGAGGGAATGACGTTCGCGACCAAGGAGGGCAAGGCTTGGCGCGATCTGCAGGGCTCGAAGGAAATCATCGACGCCAAGCAGGAGAAGGAAATCCTCTCTGCCCTCCCGCGAGTCCGTGAAGCAATTTCTGTCCTTGCGGACGGGCGTCCGGTCTCGTATCAGGTGACGTTGCGCGGGGTAGTTGGTGGCCTCGAAGTTCAGACGCGCCCTGACATCTGGGTCGACGGCGAAATGCTCGACGTGATGGACCTGAAATACGTCTCCGACATCGCGGGATTCGTGCGGAATTTCGTCGGTTCGCGGTACGAGATCCAAGCAGCGCTCGCGTGGTCGCTGATCGAGCAGACGGGCCGCGACATGGAAACGGTGCGGCTGTCCTACCTGCTATGCGAGTCGGGAACGACGCTCCCGCAGGTCGTCGTCTACATCCTGGATCGTGACGACATCACCCTGATGGTTCGGCGCCTGGAAAATCGGTGTCGCAAAATCGTGGAGGCGCAGGAGTCGCCGCAAGGGCTGATCGACTGCGTGCAGTTCCGCCAGATGGCGCTCCCGTCCTGGGCGCGTCGGAAGCTGGAAGAAGACGAATTCTGACAACCAGGCGGACCCGGTACAGTTCCGGGCACCGTCGAGCCGTCGCGTGCGCGTTGGATGTGGGCGCGGCGGCTCTTTTTCTGAGGGGGAGGGATCATGAAGTACGAAATCTTGAACCGATGGACGAACGCCTGCCTTTGGGCTGGTGAGATCGAAGAGCAGGGAAGCGTCCAGGGAAATCTTGGCGCAGCCGTAAAAACTGCGCTTGCGGGCGGCGCGGACCTGCGCGGCGCGGACCTGCGCGACGCGAACCTGCGCGGCGCGGACCTGCGCGGCGCGGACCTGCGCGGCGCGGACCTGCGCGGCGCGGACCTGCGCGGCGCGGACCTGCGCGGCGCGGACCTGCGCGGCGCGGACC